TAATGTTTTTGGTCCTGAGGCCACAACAAGAATATTATTCTTTCGTATAGATGAAAAAGATTATGATTCTTTAAAGACATTTTTGTTATTTTTAAATATATTACCAAAAACAGTAATGGGTATAAGAGGTAAAAACATAGATACGGATTTAATACCCGTTGATATGAAAATAGCAGACATATTGAGGAAAATATGATTTCATTCAAACAATTCTTAGAAGAAAAGAAAACTCTTAAAAACACCAACCCATGTTGGACAGGTTATCATCCTGTTGGGACAAAAGAAAAGGGTGGTCGAACAGTACCTAATTGTGTACCTGAAGAAGTTGAAGCTATGTTTGACATTATTGAAGAACTCGTTATGGAAATTTCAGAAGCACACAACATCGATCCTGAAATCATTTGGGAAGACCTTGCAGACGTATCAGACGAAGAACTATACGAATCAGCTGCATGGCGCCGCAAAGAAGGAAAAGATCCAAAAGGTGGACTGAATAGAAAAGGCATTATGTCTTATCGTAGAGAAAATCCAGGATCAAAACTATCTATGGCTGTTACCACCAAACCATCAAAATTAAAACCTGGTTCAAAAGCAGCAAACCGTCGTAAGAGTTTTTGTGCTAGAATGGGTGGCATGAAGGGACCGATGAAGAAACCTAATGGTGAACCTTCACGCAAAGCATTAGCACTAAGAAAGTGGAACTGCTAATGTTATCATTCAAACAATTTGTAATCGAAGCTGACAGAAAAGATACAATCATAATGGATATACCATTGATGATTCGTGTTTTAGAATTGGCAAGAGAAGATATCAAAACTGACATGGACTTACACCGTGTTGTGGAGAGATTAATACACATTCGTAATAAGGGTGTATTAACTATGGATGATTATGATTTCATTGCACATATCAAAAAACTTCCAATAAAGGAAGACGGTATGGCTGTTCCTGGTCCAACAAATGTAGTCGGCGGTGGTGCTATTGCAGGTACCGGCGGCAAAGGCGGTGAACCTGGCGTGAATATGAAAAAGAAAAGAATTGTCATATTGACACCAACATTTAAACGTAATCTTCCAAAGATGTAACATGTGGATACTCAAATGGTTGCCATTTTGGTTATTTTATGTGTCTGTGGCAGCCGGTCTATTAGGCCTTGCAACGACCTATTTGTTGAGATTCATTCCACTTCCTGCAATCTACATCTATAAAACTCCCATTCAATTAATTTCTGTAGCACTAATAACCATTGGCACATATATGTCTGGAGCAATCTCCAATGAAGAAGCATGGTTGGCTAGAGTACAAGAACTTGAAGCTAAAGTAGAAGCAGCGCAAGTACAGTCCGTCGAAGAAAATGTAAAAATCGAAACAAAAGTTGTAACTAAGACACAAGTTGTAAGAGAACGTGGTGAAGATATCATAAAATACATAGATAAAGAAATTGTAAAATATGATACAAAATTTTTACCTGGTGGTGAATGTGAAATACCAAAAGAATTCATAGAATCAATCAACAGAGCAGCTGAGGCACCAAAATGAAATATTTAATTGTTCTGTTTATTATTCTATTGACTGGTTGTTCAACAACAGTTCCTGTTGTTGCTAAGTTTCCGGAAGTACCACAAAATCTTTTGGTTAAATGCCCACAATTAAGTAAAGTGAATGATGACGCCAAATTGAGTGACATTACAAAAACGATTACAAATAACTATACAGAATATTATACTTGTGCAGTGAAAAATGATGCTTGGATTGAATGGTACGAAATACAAAAAAATATCTTTGAAGGGCTAAAATAATGGAACTATCAATACAACAATTAAAACAATTACTTCCAAAAAATCCATATGTTGACCACTGGCATCGTGCATTATCTCAACTATTGCCAGATTATGAAATCAACACACCACAACGCATAGCAGCTTTCATTGCACAGTGTTCACATGAATCTGGTGGGTTCACCGCACTTCAAGAAAATTTGAATTATAAACCTGCCACACTACGCAAGTTATTTTCTAAGTATTTTCCAACTGACGAGTTGGCAACTCAATATTGTTCAAAGCCAAATAAACAAGAAGCAATCGCAAATCGTATTTACGCAAGCCGTATGGGCAATGGTGATGAATCATCTGGCGATGGTTATAAATATCGTGGGCGTGGACTTATACAATTGACAGGTAAAGACAACTATAGTTTTTTTGCTGGTTCATTACAAATTTCAGTTGAAGAAGCCGCAGAATATATGGCAACTTTTGAAGGTGCTGCACAATCCGCTTGCTGGTTTTGGGAAACAAACAACCTAAATCAATGGGCAGATAAAGGTGATATTCTGACATTGACTAAACGTATCAATGGTGGAACAATTGGTTTGGAAGACAGAATTAAACATTATGAACATGCACTTCATGTTTTAGGGGTTTAATATGAAAGATAGAAATTTGTTTTTGGCCGGATTGGGCTTAATACTATTACCTCTTTCATTAGCATTTTTTGGTGGTGATAGATTTCGTTATCCGTGTCAAGACCCTGAAAATTGGGATAAACCAATTTGTCAGAAACCAGCTTGTGATGTGACTAGAACTTGTGTAGAACATGTGTTTAAAGGACAAAGAGACCCTAGATTGGGTCCTCCAGAAGAACCACAAAATACACTAGCAAAACAACAATTAAATACGGCACCATCATGCCAACCAGTACAGCAAGGAGCAAATTGTGGAAAATAATGTCATAATGTACACAGAAGAACAACTGATGGCCAGATTGAAATTCTTTATTGGAATTTGCTTGGCTCTAACACTAACAGGAATTGTTTTTGTTGTACTATACTCAATCATCTTTGTTACTCAACCATTGAACGCAATTTCTCCAATCGACCAAAAATTCTTTGAGTTGATTATTCCTATCGCAACATTTTTGACTGGTACACTATCAGGGATTATGTTAGCAGGTAACGATAAAGATTTAAGAGCTCAAGCACTTACTGCTGCTAATAAACCACCAGTAGTTTCAGGACCACCACCAAGTGCTCCTACACCAGCTCCAACAATTTCAGCCCCTAGTTTCACTGCACCAGTAGTGAGTTCATTTGGAGTTGTACCCAACCACAAGTCGTTACAGGTTTCGGCGGCAAACCCGCACCTGCTCCTGCACCACAACCTGAAATATAATGAATTTTTTAACTAGTATGTTGGCTGATGGAATAAATGATTCTGTCAGTAGTAAAAGAGTAATAACACTATTAGCATTTTTGCTATGTGCTATTGCTTTTGTGTCAGATTTGTTTTGGGGATATAAAGTTTCTCCACAAACATACGATGCTATGATGTACATTGTTATAGCTGGATTGGGATTCACCGCATCAGAAAAATTTGCTAAAAAGGAATATTAAAATGAAAACATTAATTTTATCGATTGCACTTTTGCTTGGTATGACCACATCGGTTTATGCTGCCGCTGAAAAAACCAAAGTGTGTGTCGATGTTAAAGACAAATCTGGAAATCCTGTTAAAGATGCCAAAGGCAATGTAAAACAGAATTGCAAAGAAATGAAAGTACATAAAAAATTAGAAGGTACAGAAGTTCCTGTTAAGAAATAAATGACAGTAGATAGACAAGTAGAAATCGATGTTGGCGTTTTGAAAAGTAAAGTCGAAACGATAACAACGCTGTGTAATAAGATGGATCAAGTTATTGAAAAACTTGTGGATCAGCACGACCAGCACCTTTCGAAAGTCTATGAAAATATAGACAAACGTAGAAAAGAAACAGATATGGATATTAAAGAACTCCATGAAAGAATTGATATCGTTTTAGACAAAGTGCAATTAACCGAAAAAACTCTTTTAGAGGAAATAAAGTTATTACGAAAAGAAATGTCTGAACACAACAAAAAAGAAAAAGAATCTTTGGATAAGTTGCTCCAATGGAAGTGGATGGTTGCCGGTGGCATACTTGTTCTTTCATGGTTGATTTCTCACACAAATGTTGATACACTACTAGGCAGTCTGAAATAACTTAACTTCCTGGTTTTTATTATGAGCGTCTTTATTGACAGAAACTTTCTCCTACAACTATCGCCAAAATTACAAAAGTTTTCCAAGAAAAAGGACGACCTTTACAATTTTCGGTGCCCTCTCTGTGGAGACTCACAGAAAAACAAATCTAAATGCCGTGGATATATCTACCGCAAGAAGAATGACTACTTCTATATGTGCCATAACTGTGGTGCATCCACATCATTCTTTAATTTCCTTAAACAAGTGGATCCAAACTTAGTTGAGGAATACCAACTAGAACGATACAAGAATTCGGCAAATACAAATTTGCCAGAACCTGAATTTTCAGAGTTTAAAACAAAACCAGTATTTACCAAGAAATTGGATTTACCAACAGTTGAATCTTTACCGGACGAACACTTTGCTAAGAAATATGTTCTAGGTCGTATGATACCTGAAAAGATGCATTCGGAGTTATACTATGCTGATGACTTTAAAGCTTTCGTCGATTCGTTTGATGTTGAGAAAGATTTGAAAGAAGGTGACCAACGGTTGATTATTCCTTTCTTTGATAAAGAAGGCAACCTGACTGGATTTCAAGGCAGAGCACTTGGTGAGTCGAAGATTCGTTATATCACAATTAAACTAATGGACGATGTTCCACGCATGTTTGGAATCAATCGTGTCAATGAAGAAGAATCGATATATGTATTTGAAGGACCTATCGATTCTATGTTTATTAAAAATTCTGTGGCTGTTGCCAGTTCTGCACTAGAATCGGCCGCAGAATACTTAGATAAATCTAAGATTGTCCTGGTATTCGATAACGAACCTAGGAATAAAGAAATTGTCAAATTGATGGAACATGCAATTGATAACCATTTCAATGTTATTGTTTGGCCAGAAATGATGCAAGACAAAGACATTAATGATATGGTATTAACTGGATTTGACATTGAAGAATTGCATGATATAATGGAGAAACACACTTTTGTGAATCTTAGGGCTAAAATGGAATTTGTGAATTGGAAAAAAATATGAATGTAAACTTAATTTCTTACTCTCAAGGAGTAGATGGTAAAAACTTATTAGAACAAGTGGCATACGCCGCCCGTGTATCTAATCCAACGAACCAAAACAACTCGGAGACAGCTGAGAAGTTAGTTCGATACTTGATTAACAACCAACACTGGTCGCCGTTGGAAATGGTCTCCGTGTGTTTGGAGATTGAAACTACTCGTGATATCGCAAGACAGATTCTGCGACACCGTTCTTTTTCATTCCAAGAGTTTTCACAGCGTTATGCTGATGCATCACAACTTGGTTTTGAAACAAGAGAGGCAAGACTGCAAGATACCAAGAATCGTCAGAACAGTATTGAAACGGAAGATACACTGCTTCAGAAGCGTTGGCAACAAAAACAACAGTTGGTGATTGATACAGCTAAAGATGCATATTCTTGGGCACTTGAACATCAAATTGCAAAAGAACAAGCTCGTGCAGTTTTGCCTGAAGGCATTACAAAATCTCGTATGTACATGAACGGAACCCTTAGGTCTTGGGTACACTATATACAACTCAGGTCAGCGAATGGTACACAGAAAGAACATCGAGAAGTAGCTCTCGCCTGTGCTGCAGCAATTGAACCAATATTTCCTATGATTATGGAGTACACAAATGGACAGTAAAGATGATGTGAAAAAGTTTATGGTTGCTTGTGACCAAACAGAAACTGGTTTTAAAAAACAAGCAGACTTATATTTTAGGCTGATACGTGAAGAATTTGATGAATTGGTTAAAGCCTATTTTGAAAAAAATATGGTTGAGATTGCAGATGGTTGTGCTGATTTGAAATGGGTCATTGAAGGACTAGAACATACATTACAATTACCACAACAAGAAATATGGGACGAAGTTGCAAGAAGTAATTTAGCCAAGATTGATAAAGAAACTGGAAAAGTTTTAAAAAGAAATGATGGGAAAGTTTTAAAACCTGAAGGTTGGACTGCGCCAGATATTAAAAGCATTTTAGATAAAAACAAGGAACAAACATGGAATACATGGGAATAAATATAGATTTAGAGAGAGATAAACTCTTTGATGAATTGGGTGTAAAACGACTTAAAGAGTCGTATATGAGAGAAAGTGAAACATCGCCACAAGAAAGATTTGCGTATGTATCGGTTGCGTTTGGAACAGACGCCGCTCATGCTCAACGACTGTATGATTATTCCTCAAAACATTGGCTTTCATATTCAACACCCATTCTTTCTTATGGTCGTTCAAAAAAAGGTTTACCAATCTCTTGTTTCCTTAATTTCATTGATGATACAGCGGAAGGTCTAGTTGATAATCTTTCTGAAACTAATTGGCTGTCTATGTTTGGCGGTGGTGTTGGTGTCGGCTTTGGGATACGTTCGGCGGATGACAAATCAACTGGCGTTATGCCGCACCTCAAAATTTACGATGCATCGTCTTTGGCTTATCGCCAAGGCCGTACTCGCCGTGGAAGTTATGCTGCTTACCTTGATATTAGTCATCCTGACATTATTCCGTTCCTAGAAATGCGTAAGCCAACAGGCGACCCAAATGTACGTTGCTTGAATCTACACCACGGAATAAACATAACTGACGATTTCATGCAATTAGTTGAAAATTGTATGTTGGATCCAAACGCAGATGATTCATGGAACTTGGTGGACCCCTACAGTAAAGAAATTCGTGAAACCGTTTCAGCCAAAAACCTTTGGCAACAAATTCTTGAATTGCGTATGCATACAGGTGAACCTTACATTCATTACATTGATACAAGTAACAGAATGTTGCCTAAACATCTTAAAGAAAAAGGCTTGAAAGTACATCAATCAAACCTGTGTTCTGAAATTATTCTACCGACAGATAAAGACAGAACAGCAGTCTGTTGCCTATCGTCTTTGAATTTGGAAAATTATGACGAATGGAAAGATGAACCATTATTCTTAAAAGATGTTGCTGAAATGTTGGACAATGTTTTAGATTATTTTATCACACATGCACCTGATAGTATTTCGAGAGCGAGATATAGTGCAATGAGAGAACGTTCTATTGGTATTGGTGCTTTGGGATTTCATGCTTATCTCCAACGAAATGGAATTGCTTTTGAAGGAGTTATGGCTAAAGTTGTGAATAACAAAATCTTCAAATCAATAAAGGAAAAATTAGATGAAGCTAATAAAATTTTGGGATCGGAACGTGGGGAAGCTCCTGATGCTGTCGGCACTGGCCAGCGCTTTAGTCATACTATGGCTATTGCTCCAAATGCTTCTTCGTCTATCATCATGCGAAATACTAGTCCTAGTATCGAGCCTTACCGTGCTAACGCTTACCGTCAGGACACTTTATCGGGATCATTTCTAAACAAGAACCGCTGGCTTGATGAAGTGATTCAGAAACATCTGGCTGCTGATGGAGGGATAGTATCACAAAATGATTATAATGATATCTGGTCTTCAATCATTGCAAACGATGGTTCTGTACAGCACCTAACATGGATGGACGAAAATACTAAAGCGGTATTCAAAACATCAATGGAAATTGACCAACGTTGGGTGATTGATTTAGCTGCTGATAGGCAGGTATACATAGACCAAGGACAATCACTTAACTTGTTCTTCAGACCAGATGTTAATATTAAGTATCTTCATGCCATCCATTTCATGGCCTGGAAAAAAGGTTTGAAAACTTTATACTACTGCCGTTCTGAAAAGATTGGTAAAGCTGATAAAGTATCAAAACGAATTGAACGACAAGTAATCAAAGAAATTGATATGACACAAATTGCTCAGGGTAACGATTGTATAGCTTGCGAAGGATAAAAAATGAAAAGAGTATTAAGATTCACGGCCGAATGGTGTAGGCCTTGTAAATCACTTGCGGCTATTTTAGAAGAAACCAAAGGTGATATGCCAATTGAAGTTATTGATATTGATAAGTTTTCTGACATTGCAGTAGAATTTGGCATTAGGTCAGTTCCAACTTTAGTGTTGATGGACGAAAATATCGAAATCAAAAGAATGACTGGTTTAAAAACAAAGAATGATTTACAAACTTGGTTGACAACCTAAATGAAACCAAAAATAGCTGTATTTGTACATCAACCGATGTGTTCGATACAATCCAATAATGGTATCATAAATGCATTATCTGAATATTACAATTTTAAAATATTCACAAAACAAGAAGTAGAAGAAAACTTTTTTGATGATGTTGATATGGTATCATTTCCTGGAGGCTTTGGTAATTCCGATTCTTTTGACTATCTTATGAGGTCCAATGGAGATAGAGTTAAACAGTTTGTCAAAGATGGCGGAAAATACCTAGGAATATGCATGGGTGCTTATTGGGCAGGTAAATATTATTTCGACATACTTGACAATGTTGAACCGGTGCAGTATTATAAACGTCCAACTTCGGACACTAAACGACCACACACAAAAAATATACCAATTGTGTGGAAAGGTCAACCCATGAAGATGTTTTTCAATGATGGATGTGCTTTGATTGGTGATAGTAACAAATTTGAAACGATTGCAACTTATAACAATGGTGATCCTATGGCTATCATGCAAGATAACATTGGTTTAATAGGTTGTCATCCTGAAAGCGAGATACATTGGTACAACTCTTACACTTGGATGAGGGGTCTATATCACAACGGTAAACACCACGAAATATTGTTAGATTTTGTGGACACATTAATAAAAAAATAGGACAAACATGATAAAGAAAACAAATCAAGACGTTACACAAGAACGAACATATTTTAAACCTTTCAATTATGCATGGGCATATGATGCATGGTTAAAACACGAACAAAGTCATTGGTTGCATACAGAAGTTCCAATGATGGAAGATACGAAAGATTGGAAGAAAAAACTTTCAGATGAAGAAAAGAAATTTCTTACACACATCTTCCGTTTCTTCACTCAAGGTGATATTGATGTTGCTGGTGGTTATGTAAACAACTACTTACCTTATTTCCCACAACCAGAAATGCGTATGATGTTGTTGGGTTTTGCTGCTCGTGAAGCATTGCACGTTGCTGCTTATTCACATTTGATTGAAACACTCGGATTACCTGAAACAACATACAATGAATTTTCGGAGTATGCTGAAATGCGTGAGAAACATGACTATGTTCTGGAAATCTCAAAACAGAATAGTTCCAAAGAAAACACTGCAACACACATTGCTGTATTCTCTGCATTCACAGAAGGTATGCAGTTGTTTTCTTCATTCATTATGTTATTGAATTTCCCAAGGCACGGCAAAATGAAAGGCATGGGTCAGATTGTAACTTGGTCGATTGTTGATGAAACACAACATGCTGAAAACATGATTAAATTGTTCCGCACATACATAGGTGAAAATCCAGAAATCTGGAACGATGAACTTAAATCTCGTATATACACGATTGCTGAAAAGATGGTGGAACTCGAAGATAAGTTTATTGACCTAGCTTTTAATTTGGGACCAATGGAAGGTCTAACTGCTGAAGATGTAAAGAAGTACATTCGTTACATTGCTGACCGCAGATTGATATCACTAAGCCTAAAGGGTATTTTTAAAGTAAAGAAGAATCCATTACCTTGGGTTGAAGAAATGATTAATGCACCAACACACACAAACTTCTTTGAGAATCGTGCAACCGATTATGCAAAAGGTGCTTTGTCTGGTGATTGGGCTGATGTTTGGGCTAATTAATTAAGGATAAAAAATGAAAAATAAAATAGTGTCGGGAGAATGTTTGAGTTGTGAATCAACATATGAAGTTGAATACTATCGAGAATTAACTTCACAAGATATGCCTGAATTCTGCCCATTTTGTGGTGAAGCCATCGAGGAATTATCCGAAGAATATATAGAGGATACTGACCTTGATGAAGATGACTTAAAATGGGAATAAACTGGTTATACAATAACTTAAATTTTACAGAAGATTTAATTGGAGATAGTTACGGGTTTGTTTATATGATAACAAACTTAGAAACGGGTAAAAAATATATTGGTAAGAAACTTTTTTACTTCTCCAAGACAAGACAAGTTAAAGGCAAAAAGAAAAAATTCAAAGTGGCTAGTGACTGGCCAACTTATTATGGAAGTAGTGAAGAATTACAAAAGGACGTTGTTCTCTACGGAAAAGAAAAATTCAAAAGAGAAATAATGCACCTATGTAAATCAAAAGGTGAATGTAGTTACCTTGAAGCTAAAGAACAATTTGCACATAATGTTATGGAAAGCGATGATTATTACAACAACTGGATTATGGTTAGAGTAAGAAAATCACATATCAAGGATTACAATGCTAGATTACCTAAAGCAATTTGAAAAAGAAAATTACGATACACTAATGTTTCTCCCTGGAGAAAATGTAGATGATATACACATAGAGACAAATGAATTCAAGGAAAAGGGAAAAAAGTTAGGCGGTTCAAATATGGGTGATTGTTATGACATAATCATCTTTAAAGATAATAAAGGTGATGTTGATAAATTGGAAAGATTTGATGCAATCCTAATCGAACCGTTGGAATATATTTCGATGTTGATTCCTCTAGATTTCTATGGTGTCGTTTGCAAAAAAACAACAACATCTGGTAGACTTATGGATGGAATATTTGACAAATTCCAAAAAATATGTTAGTATAGAGTTTTACAACTACTGGATTTATAATGATTCTCGTTGACCTTAACCAGGTTTTACTAGCAGGTTTAATGGCCCAATTGTCAAACCAAAAAGGAATTAAGTTGGAAGAAAACTTAGTCCGACACATGGTATTAAACATTCTTAGGATGCACCTAAAAACGTTCCGCAACGAATACGGAGAAGTTGTACTCTGTTGTGACAATCGTAAATATTGGCGTAAGGAATTCTTTCCATTCTACAAGGCAGGTCGTAAAGCTAGCCGTGAAAAGTCTGCATTAGACTGGCATCTTATTTTTGAACTGTTGACTAAATTCAAACAAGAATTGAAAGAAAACTTTCCTTACAAAGTTATTGATGTTGAAGGTGCAGAAGCTGATGACATTATTGGTACACTTGCACCAAGATTTGTTGCACACCAAAAAATACTAATACTTTCCAGTGACGGAGATTTTCTGCAACTACAACGTTATGGTGCAAACATTAAGCAATACAATCCTGCACAAAAGAAATTTATCAAATCTGAAAACCCATCCATTGAACTGAAAGAAAAAATCATCAAGGGTGACAAAGGTGATGGAATACCTAATGTACTTTCACCGGCTGATTGTTTTGTCCGTGGTGTCAGACAAACCACGATTAGTAAAAACAAACTTGATAAAATGTTAAACGAACACTATGGAGAATGGGAAGATGAAAATGCACGTATTGGTTTTTCTAGGAACCAAACACTAATTGACTTGACTTTAATCCC